ATAGTCGTACTGCTCTTCAGCCGACAGCGGGTTGTACAGCAGCGTGTCCAGATAATAGCCGGGGTAAACCAGCAGAAATCCTTGGGTGTACAGGTTGAATGTCTCGTCTTTTGACGAAAGCAAAATGTCCTTGCCATCCAGCACCGCTCTTAATTCACGGTGAAGCGTAACAGCAGGATTAAAACGGACAGCATTACGGGCCTCAAGGCTGGTGGTGCCATAGGACAACCGGCTCAGGTAGCCTATCCCCTTGCCTGATGAACCTGACGCCTGCATGGTGCAGGTGTCTTTCCGGTACAAACAGCATCCTGCGTCCAGATCCATGGTAATGATGTAGCTGTCTGTAACGCGGTAGTAATCCGTCACGCTGGTGCTGAGTACAGGCGGTACGGTTGTGACCGGCTCAGTTACGCACGCTATCGGCAGTACCTGCACCATGCCGAATATACCGTCTCTCCATCCGCAGTTATTTACATCTAACCACTGGCTTGGCTCTTCGGTCTGATACGCCAGTCGTCCGTCCACGATAAAAAAATCAGGTATCTGGTAGGCGTGTGGTGGCGTGGTAGCCGTATCCAGCCTGAACATGCGCTGTTCCTGATGCCCAACTATCGTCACGCCACCTATTGTCAGGCTCACATCGACATCACGGGTGTGAGTAATGCTGTTTGTGCCTCTGGGGTCAGAGTACCCGTAATGAGTTTTGTACCCGCAGTCCTGATATGGCTTGGTGCATTCACTCACCGCACTTCACCGCCACCGCAGCATGATTGTTGCGGCTGGGTTGGGTCTGCTATTCTGGTGGCTTCTGCCGCGTTCCAGTTGTTCATTCCTTCAGACAGCCAGTCGTTGCACCTGATATATGCCTCAAACGGGGTGATCTCTGGAAACATGCGGGTGCCGAACTCAAGCAGCATGATTTTGTGCAGGTACTCAGCAGGGCTCATTGCGGGCACGCCTGCCTGATTACACGCTGCCAAAAACTCTGCGTAATCAAAGCGGTTCTGCATATCAGTCACTATCTGCCAACGTTTACTTCCGAACGATGTCATTACAGGCACCTCGCTTCATAAGTGGTTTTTGACACATAGCTGCTCGCGCCACCGTAGCAGTAGTTGTGCGAGTATACTGTGTACGTGTTAGCGCCAGCAGTGCCACCGGCAGGTACGGTGAATGTGCAGTCACCCTGCGTACCTGACGCTACTACGCAGTTCGGCACATCTGCAGGAGGGTTAGCCGGTGCTGAACAGCTCCATACTCCGTTGTGGTTGTACGCCTGGTACGAACCCTGGCTGCAAACACAGCCTGAAGCTGCTGCTTCCGGTATGTTGAGATGTGGATCGGTCTCAAATGCGGTCATGACCCATGTTTGCCCTTTGGCGGTAGCAGATATGGTGATTGTTGCTGAATAGCCGTTCTGAGTGATAGCTACGTTAATGGTCCGGCCCGCACAGGTGTCGGAAACGGTAATGGTTTCGCTTACGGGGTGTACCGTGCCATTTACAAAATCATCACATGACTTTCCTTCGTAAATGATCTGTGCCCCAGATCCATCATCACCGCAAAACGACATCCCCTGGACTGTTGCCACTGCGTCGGGGTCACTATTGAAACAGACACGCCAGATGTCGGCTTGATACGCTGTAAGAGCACCATAGAACCGTGGTGCCAATATCGGGAACTTGACCGGCAGATCCACGGTTTTACTGTTTTGACCAGTACCGAGCACACTACTGTTGCTGGTGTCTCTGATGTACCCGACTATCAACTTGCCAAGGCCACCGAACAGCTGATCATGCGATAAGTAATCGTACAGAACTGTTGTGGTCACACCCGTAGCGCGACTGATAACGCCGGAATAGCCCTGTTTGGTTTCAACGGCTTTGGTGATAGTGACCTCAAGTTTATCTTCGCCATTAATGTCAGTAGTGACGCTGTAAGTTATGTTACCACCAGCAGCCATCATGATCTTGCTACCGGTACTCACGAAGTACGGACCACCCTCAAGCTGGCCTTCTTCAAATGTGTGTGTGAGTAGGGCAGTGTTCTTCCAAACCATCAGCACGGGCGGGGTAGTTGCTATCACAAGTTCGTCATACGCATTGCGTTTGTAGGTAGCGACAAGAGCAACTTCGTACTGCTCAAGTCCATAGGCCAATACTATCTGATCCTCTCCAAACTCTCGCGCTATGGTGCCGTTTGAAAACACATACTGTCCCTTGACAGGGTATGGCAGCGTCCCATAGATCGACAGTGGCCCGTTCCATGAGTAAGCAGTTTTTGATTCAGCTACGAAATGCCTGTTACCAAACATCAGGTTTTTGCGTAGATTCAGCTCGTTTGTTTCAACATCGTACAGCCCGGTACCGGGTAGCTCGTCCTCAGCGTCGCCTTCTGTTTCTCCGGGATAGTGATACGGCAGCTGTATCCCTTCATCGCTTTGCTGCAGAGGTGACACAAACCAAGTGAACACGGCTACCACTTGTTGGCGCTTGACATCGGCCACTACCGGTATGTTGATCCAAATATCCTGCTTCCCCCAGCAGTACGAACAGGTTATCTCTACTCCATTTTCCAGCCTAAACCGCTGGCTGAACATGTTGAGCTGGCCACGGGCCATCATCATACGGGCGTAGCACTGTTGCGATACCTTGCGATAGGCCATCTCGTCAACGCCTGCATCCCGCATCTGTGGAGGTACGGTAATCATCTGCGTTGACTCGCCCCGAAGGTTGCCCGGATCTCTTCAATCCTGATGCTGCCACTGTCCGTACTGAACCTGAAAGCCGTTTTGCTTCCTACCGTGCCTTTCGGCAGCTTGACGGGATAATTCTGCACGATACCGCAGTCAGACAGCTCCACCGTCCAGCGCTCCGGGTCTTCAGGATCGCCCTGATCAAGCAGGGTTATTTCCATATCTCCTTTGATCTCGCCAGTGATATATAGCCTATAAAATGACTTTTTACCGGCAGCTCCGATTGAGGAATAGGGCAGGGTGAACGAACAGGGCAGGGTGGCCATGGCGCTGCTATTCAGCGTCACAAGATCAGAGCCTTTTGCCATAATCATCTGCCCACCGTACCGGCAGCAGGCCGAAACACCTGAATCCCGCAGCATGACCGCTTTTGTACGAAAATCGTATTCAACGCATGAACGGGCGCCAAATGCCAGGTACTTGCCTTGATGGATGGTAGCACCTGAATAGCTGCTGTTCAGGCCGTCGGCATATTCCAGTGCATCGCCGGTCAGGCGGGAAATAGCGCCATCTGAACCGACCATGTAAACGCCATCAGCGCACATAAAAACGTGACCGTGGCCCATGGCCTTGCTGATTATGCCGCTGTAGAGCGTGCCCTCGATATAGGCACACTGGTAGAAACGCTTAACCATGTTCGGGTCAAGCGGATCACCACCGACATAGACCGTTACTCCTTCAGCGTGAGCACACAGCATACATCCCGGTATTGATCCTGCCTGTAGAATGTCGAACTGATGGGGGATAAATCCCTCGCCCAGATCCCACAAATCATAGGCGTATCCGATTGGTGCCGAATACTGCAGGAATCTATCAAGCCAGCCGTAAGCCCTGCTACCAAACACAAAACCACCAGCAAACGGTGGCTGCGCCTCGTATGGTGCATCATCCAAATCGTTGGTGTTTTCACCAACGGTAGCCAGCAGAGCCGCCTGCAGCCGTCCGGTACTCTTGTAAACTGCTGTATTGGTTGAGAGCCGGACATCGATAGGCGTGTGCAGCATCGGGCCGGACAACAGCGGGAATGTGTTATGGGCTGTGCTGCCATCAAGTTCCAGCGTGTCGTAATCATCAGAGAAGAACAAGCGGTCCCCGGCAGACAGGCGGGTGACAGGCCGGGCATGGGAGAACATCGGAACGGTAGGCGGTGCAGTCTGAATGCATCCGTCGTCAGTGATAGTCATATTCCGGCAGGCGGTCAGCTGGGTTTTGCCGGTTTTATGGTCGGCTATCTGGCTGGAAATGGCTTTGGAGTCAGTCAGGCCCAGGCATTGGCGGAAAAGGATGGCTTCAGACATCAGAACGTCCTCACAATCCGCTGCTGCGGCAATCTTCCGCTACGCTCCTTTAGTACACGGCCACAATGGCCACCGGGAGTGTCCTCACTATCACCACGGAACTCCTTCAGGTGGAACAATCCTTTTTGAGGGTTGTATATCTCGGAATCCTGTTTAATAAATGCCAGATACAGCATGTAATCTTTCAGATAATCCAGATACATTACTGGTATTTCAGGAGCCTCGGCAGCTGGATCAATCGGCATACGGCGCACAGTAAGGCGGATCGTTCCCGCTGTTGCTACTGACCTGTTAAGCGTCAGATATCCATCAGAATAATCAAGGATATATCGGTCAGGTATACCGCTATCTGTTTGCCAGTTCTGCTGGAACTGTTCCAACTCGGCCAGCGTTGCAGGCAATAAACTCCTACCCCATGAGGTAGAGGTCAGATCTATCTGATTTGGAAGTACAGCGGGATGTAACGCCAGATGCCGACCGCCTGCAGGAACATCCAACAGGCATATCGAGTCCGTGAGGGAATCTTTTATGCAGCGGGTCAGGCGGCAAAACAGATTAATAGCCTCTACATAGTAGCTCTCCAGCTCATTATCACTCCAATACAGAGAAGATCCTGAACCAACAAGATCATCCAACAAGTACCTAACCGATTTAATCAGCTCTGTTTTAGTGTTAGCCACCGGACACCCCGCTGTCTGCTTTATTTACGCTTAGTCGATGCGACAAACTCACCAGGGTTACTTAACGGCCAGTCCCCTTCATCAGGCTCAGTATTCGGCCCATCCTCCAACACAACAGCTGGCTGATCAGGTACATATGGTTCATACAAGGAGCTTTTAAGTATTTGGAGATAGTGGCCCTGATTAATAATTTCACACACACTGTCACCAGACTGGTTACGCCTGAAGGTGTAACGGATGTTCCCAATATTCAGCTCGGTATCCCCATCCCGATCTATCAGGCATTTTACCCAGAAATTAGGGGGCATGGGTGGACGACGTGCCAGATTAGCAGCAGCTTCTGAGGCACAGAACGAACATAACACCCCATCGTTATTGTGATTATTACGGCACTTTGGGCATATTTTTTGCTTGAATACAGTGGTTGAGGCGGATTGCATAAATGTCCTCCTGGACGTCATGGCAGGGGGAGAGATGTCACAAACCACTCCCCCTGCGCGTGGAGCAGAACTACTGACCGACAACAGCACCACGATACTGCAGCGCCACACTGACCGTACCAGCTGCCTTTGTTGCAGCTGCCGTGGTTATCTTGGCTGCAAGTACGCGATCACCGCTTTTTACATAACTGTTTTGGGTGCCTATATCAGACGCACTTACCGCATCAACACCAACAAGGTTAAGCCCCCCAGCGCCATTAAAGGCAGCCAGAGTACAGGCAGCGCCGATAGTCGACGCCGTCAGGAAGTCGGTACCAGAAACTAGATCTGTTCCCGCATCGTTAAGGACACCAAACGTCATGGCCACTACCGGAGATGCATTGGTATCAATATCAGTTGACGAGGCATACCCCCCCACCGGCTCATGACCGGCAGGAATTTTGCAGAACAACAGCAGATCACCCACCGCCAGGCTGGCGTCTACCGCAACAGATTGTCGGACACACACCACCTCTGCGGCACCATCAACGGTAATAGGTGGCAATTTTCCGGCTATGGCGTTAGAAATATATTTTGCCATGATTACAACTCCTTATTTAATAGTTGTTGTGTTCCCCTGCCAACATGATGCAGGCAGGGGAACAAGGTTGTGTGATTACGCATTAGGATCTTTGGCGTAGGTATCAAAGGCAACCACGCCGTAATCCAGGCCGTTAAAGGTCACTTTCTTGCATCCCCAAATGCAGCTGGAAGAAATGATCAGGCGGTTGTTGTTGTCTGCCATCTTCTCAAACCAGTCAAAACGCATATCCGTGCCAGGTGAACCGTATGCCTCGGTAAGCGCCTGAGTACCCAAAAACAGCGCACGGGCCGCAGGCAGGTTTGCGCTGGCACCGTAATCGTTAAAGCGGATCACGTTTTCATGTTTGTGCAGCACAACATTATTATACTCTCCCAATCCGCCCTTGCAGATGGGTGAAGCCTTACCGACCGAGGTGGCCAGCGCCTTCTGAATATCCAGCCATTGGCCGGAGGCAGCAGACGTCCGCATCGAATACTCTTGCCAGTCATGCATGACCAGCACGAACCGCTTTTCACCATCAATTCGCACCGGCTGGATACGTGGAACCTCTTGAGTACCACCGCCCATAGTGCCAGACATGGCAACAAACCGGTCAACATGGTTCAGGTTCATGGCGGTCATGCTGTTAGTGGCATCATTTACCACCAATGTTGATTTTGTGCAGGCAGTTCCGGGCGTGTCAAAGGTACCCAGTCGAGGCATCATCAGGTGGGCAGAGTCAGGGGCAGACAAGCTGTTGTTTGCACGACCACTCCAACCTACCGGATAAATAAATCCGCTGTTTACGCCACGGGAACCAGACAGATAGATAAATCGGATTTCATCCAGCAGACGAGCCCACCATTCTGCCATACGCCGACGACCGATATCGCGCATTTTTCGCAGTGTCCGCTTGCGGGTCATCCGGCCACCACCATCCACACCACAACGTTGCTGGTCGATGTAGACAGAGTCCTGGTAGAATTCCAACCCCTCTTCTGTGCCTTCCTGGGTGGCATCACCCTCAATAGGCTGTTGCTTCAGCTGCAAAGACAGGTCAAAGGTAATTTGGTCACCTTGATCGCTCTCCAGTTCCGTCAGGCGCTGAATAGGCAGAGTTGCCGGTTCGCCTTCTCCCACAAACCGTTGATCAAAATAACTTTCTTTCGGGGTGTCTGCTGCCAGTGCGGCAGAATTGCGCTTGATAGCCAGCGGGCTACCAACTCCTACTACGGTACGTGCCATGAGTGCTTCCCTCCTTTAGGGATGTGATGGGCAGCACTCATGCGCTAGAGATATTGCAGGACAGGTTTCAGCCGGTCCCCACTTATGTATCCTTCTGTACCAACTCCTTTTTTACTCCCACGTTGCCCGGAGCCTCTATTTTAAGCCGGGCTTTTTTGCCTGTTTTTTGCTGCAAGCTCACCACAGCTTCGCCAATCAGCAACGTGTCTCCAACGGCTATGTCAAAAAACATCGCCATGATCGTCATGCCCCGGCCAGGTATGCGGCTTTATCAGCAGGAGACAGCTTAGACACAGCGGCCTCCAGAGCCAGTCCTGACAATTTATCCAGATGAGCATACTTATCCTGCCCAACATCAGCAGCATCAGCAGCCGGGACATCCCGTAGTGTCTGATGGGAAGGGCGCTTTGCAGCCGGTTTTGGAGCAACCTGGGCAGGTTCTGCTTTACCTTTTACTGCTGCCTTTTGAGCCTTTTTCATTGCCTTAAACTCGGCAAATTCAGCAGCTTCATCAATATTGCGTTTGGCCAGGCAAAGCACCTGTATGCCGCTAAGCGATGCATTTGCCGGATCATTAACAACCCGCAGAACCTCACTGTTTAGTTTTGCATAGCCTTCAGGGTTTTTAGTCTGAACCAGACCAGGATTAGCCTTAAAGAATGCTGCCTGTTCAGCCCTCCATAACTGCTCAGAAATCTCCTGATTCTGACTGGATGCTTCCAGTTTGCGTGTCTCAAGCTTTAATGTGCGCTCTATCGCCCTAACCTGTGTACGACGTTCAGCCTCACCCAGATCTCCACTCGCATACTGATCATCAAGTTTATCTATTTCTGCCTGACCGGCTGTGGTAATGCGGTCAATCTCAGTCTGGTATTCCGGCAGAACATCACCAGACAGTTTAGGGATAAAGGTCACCGCAGGCACGTCATCAATAGCGAAATCATCGACACGATCAGCATCAGTATCAGCATCACCAGATACCACTGTTGCTGCAGACTCAGACGCTACGGCTGTTGAATCAGTTGCATTTACCGCCGGACTATCATCATCAACCTGATCATCGTCACTATTATCATCTTCAGTTCCATCATCTACGTCATCAGCACCCTCCAGATCATCTTCATCAGGGGCAGTCAATGCTTCACGTTCAGTTGCTGATAATCCTGCC